GTTAAAATCCACACGATAACAACACAACAATATCAGTATCTCATGCTATTGCCCGAACCCATTCGGGCATTTTTTTACCCATAAAAAAGCCCCTCCGGAGAGGGGCATGTTTGCATGCACATTCTTTTTCTTGCATGGTGCCGGGTGCCTCCCGGTGAATTCAGTACCAGCACCTGAATCCGCGATTACCCCATATACCTGGTTGCTGATTGCCCCTCCGCACAGGGGGATTCACCATGCCAGTTTCTTTTAACAAACTCCCCGCAAACCAGACAACAGTCAACCGCCTGAATTGTGAGACATTTAAAAAAAGGCCCGCAAAAGCGAGCCAGGGAAAATAAGTGTGGCGCGTTGTACTGGATTCGAACCAGCGACCTGGCGATTATGCGTCGCTCGCTCTCACCACTGAGCTAAAGGGCCGGGCGCAGGATAATAACGGTACGTAACTAATCCTGCAATATCATCCGTTCTGACTGACTAAATCCTGTACTTCCCTGACCGTCTGCTCAAAACGTTCAGTCTCCAGCTCAACGCCAGTTGCACGACGCCCCAGCGCCATCGCGGCTTTGACTGTCGAACCCGACCCCATGAAGAAATCTGCAACCAGGTCACCCGGACGACTGCTCGCACTGATTATCTGCTGCAGCATTTCTGCCGGTTTTTCGCACGGATGTTTCCCGGGATAGTACTGCACCGGTTTATGCGTCCACACATCCGTGTACGGCACCTGCGCCGTCACGCCAAAATACCGCCGCAGATGTTTATATTCACTCTGCAGTTCCGCATACTGCCGGTTCAGTGAAGTATACGTCTCCAGCAGCTGGTGGTGGGGCTTTTCCAGTTCACCGCGCTGATGCTTCTCTTCTGCCACCCGGGCAAACAGCGCCTGTAATTTCAGATAATCGCTTTCGTTCGGTAGCTGCCACTGACTGGCACTGAACCAGTGCGACACCATGTTTTTCTTTCCTGTGGCATCCACTATCTGTTTTGCCGTTATCCCCAGGGCAGCACGCGCATCACGAAAGTAAGAAATCAGCGGAGCCATCACATGCTGTTTCAGTGCCCTGCCCTTCGCCTCATACCCGGCATCTTTCGGACGATACGGCCCCTGATAATGTTCCGCGAACAGAATGCGCTCTGTGGCGGGGAAATACGCCCTCAGGCTTTCCTTGTTGCACCCGTTCCAGCGTCCGGACGGCTTCGCCCAGATAATATGGTTCAGCACACTGAAGCGTTCACGCATCATGATTTCAATGTCAGATGCCAGGCGATGGCCACAGAACAGGTAAAGACTTCCGGCAGGTTTCAGCACCCGCCAGAACTGCGCCAGACACTGGTCCAGCCATTTCAGGTAATCCTCATCACCCGTCCACTGGTTATCCCAGCCCTCAGGCTTCACTTTAAAGTACGGCGGGTCCGTGACTATCAGGTCAACAGAATTTTCGGGTAACGACCGGATAAATTCCAGGCAGTCGGCGTTGATTAACTCACAACTGGATATTTTTACAGTATTAAACATGGATCATTAAGCCTGTCTCTGATAGGCTCATACCGCTTTTGCGCAAAGCAGTGGGCCTGAGGTTTGCTTGTGATCCAGACGCATGAGCAGATGGCTGGTGAGTGCCCCTAACACCCACCAGTCGCCCATTTACCACAAATAAAAAAGCCTTCAGGACTGAAGGCGTCTGTAACAACCGAACTGATAGTCTGCCAGACCCGCCATAACAAGCTGGGTCAGTATTAACTGGCAGCGTTCGCGTGAAAGGTAAGTATTCTGCGCAATCTCCCCGACTGTCGCCGGTTCGGTGACGCTTAATTCATTAAACACTGCTCTGGCAGTTTCTGTCATATCCTGCTGTTTCAGCATGTCTTTTTCCCTTTTTCGGTTAACGTGACACACCAATAACTCTTGTCAAAAAAGCCAGCAAGCTGAAAGACCGGTATTCACCGCCACCAGCGCGTTTACTGTACTGACGCGATTTCAGTCATAAAAAACCCGCCAGGCGGCGGGGTGTAAAAAATCTTCTAACGTCAGGCATAAAACGCCCATCGTTAGGGCAAATTTACCACAGATTCGGGAAAAATCAACAAAGCTATCTGGTCACCTTTTTCAGTTGTTGTTCTGCCCATGCTTCTTCAATATCAAACTGCACCACCAGCGTATCGTAAAAACGTTTAACTGTTTTTTTCCATGTATCAAGAGATATGGCATCGGTTACATTACATATGGCATTAAATGCCTCCGTTGAAGGTAATCTTTCATAGCCACGCCCACCACAACGCTGACAGTTTCTGAAAACCGGCACACCCTGTTTTTCCGACTCTTCACGATGAATGGCAACACCGCGCCCACGACAATCTTTACAGGCAGTGGATACCTCTCCCTTCCCTCCACACTCCGGACAGGCAACTTTTACCACCTCCCTGACTTTTTTCCATTCCTCCCAGTAAGACGGATACACGCCTTTTGTGCACTTTGCCCACACTGGCGGCTTACCATCCGGATACTGGATCTTGTTTGTAAAAACCTCGCTTTCAATAAATTTTTTTCCGTGACAGCAGGGGCACTGTTTTTTGCTCGCCGCGCTACGGGCATAATCTTCAAACGCATACGAAGCCATAATACGCATCACTGCCGGTTTTATTTCTGCCGGGAGTTTTCTTAACGCCGCCACGCGATCACACCGACTGAGTGCATATTCTGTCAGCAATTCTGTTGCCCGCTCTCTGTCATTCATACTAATGCCCATTTTCCCAAGGAACGCAGAAAACCCCATCTCAGCCCGATTCTGTGTCATGCCCTGCGCGGCCATCACATCAGTGATACTCAGCGCATCTTTTGACGTTGAGGCCGATGCATCGGTCAGGCCAGGGGATTTTGGGGAGTAGTATTTCGGTAAATCTTCCAGTTTCATTTTTTGACCTGCCCTTCAAGCATTATGGGGTAAATCTTCACCCCCAGACGTCCACCAGATACTGGCTTTCCACGTACAATATTGATTTCATCAAACTGCTCATCGTCCATTAACAACCCCGCGTGCGTCAGCGCATCCAGCGGTGCTTTCAGAATATTGTCCAGGTCACGGCGGCGCTTATCCGGTGGCTCTGCAATAATTTTTATTGCCAGCCGTCCGGACAGGCTTAATTTCAGTCGCTGCTGGCGAACAATAAGCGCCACTGCCCGGCGATAACGCTTCCCGGCTTTTGATACAAAATATGTGCTGCCACGGCGTCGCCAGTAAGTGTTCACCGTCGGCGGGTAAGGTAAAACCAAATCTATGAGCATCAGTCACCTCTTTTACCCGAGCACGCCAGTCGCAAAGGCGTGATCAAGAAAACGAAAAATTAACTCAATCTGAGAGCCGTACTTTTTCTCAAACTTCAGCGGGTCTGCATGAAGTTCGTTGTGATGCTCCCGGCACAACGGTAGCGTGAAAATATCGTGGGCCTTTGTTCCCACTCCCCCCTGACCATGACCAATCAGGTGATGCGGATCGTCAGCTGGCTTACCACAACACGCACACGGCTGTGTCTTTACCCAGCGCGTGTATTTCTCATTAACCCAACGGCGACGTTTAGGCCGCCTCATGAACGATTCAGGAGACTCCGGATCAACGGCGATACTGACAACCGTTTTTTTCTGTGGTGGATTTTGTTGCTGGTGGCCGTGAAGTGGCAGCGCAATATTTTTTGTGCGCTGCTTCAGTATGCTGATGGCTGTCTGTTCTCCCGGTACGATGTCACTCTCACGGTATACGGAGCGGATTTTTTCCGCTGGTAATCCCAGCGAACGACGCGCTACTGCCTCAGGTAGTGCATCCACCACCTGATTGCAGGCCGCCCACCAGGATAATTCGGCCAGCGATAACTCCCTCTCCTGCGTACCGCTTATTGCGTGACGGATGACATCAATCATCCAGGCAACCAGATTCTGCTGAGCAAGTTGATCGAGTGATTCTGATGTCTGGTCGCGCAGCTGGTTGTCACAGTGCCAGCACAACACCATCGCGCCGGTACCATAACGGTGAATGACTGTTTCGCTGTGATGATAATCGCCGTGTGGCCACTGGCAGGATTTCACGTGACGTAATAACCAGTCAGACAGTGCACCTGCACCACCTGCTGCACGAATAACCCGCTCATCGCTGAAAAATGGCAGTAATGTTTTATCCTCTGCCAGCGGCTGGCGAACGGCAGGAACGACTCCGGACGGCAGACCACGCATGTTTTTCGGTTCCGGCTCCACCAATATTCTGCCGTTATGGAATACTGACATTGATTCACGGCCTGGCTTAACGATAACCAGACCGAGTTCCGGTACCAGAACAGGTCGAAGTAATACCCGCACGTTACCTCCAGATGCGCTGCTGGAATGTGCGGGACGGACGCGGTGGGCGTTCGGAATAAGGGAGCCTGACGGAGATTATCCAGTGACGACGATCGAAGCTGAGGGCTTTCTCAAACTCATATCCGCGCCTGCGGTAACACTGGATCAGCCATTCGGCCTGTTCTTCAGTGCATAGGGGATGCTGGAACCAGTCGGTTTTAAATACGTGCGAACACCGCCCTTGCCTACTGGCAAGGGCGGCAGAATTGTGCAATCTGCTATCGTGCGCCATCGGGATCTCCGGTGGCACGGTGTTTCTCAGCGACGGTTCAAGTCAGCCTGATTTTATAGCTGCTTCTGAATATCATCAACAGGTAATCCTGCCAACTCTCTTACCTCAGAAAGAAGAGAAAGGCTTACAACAACCTCATTACTTCGCATAACAAAACCACATTGAAAAGAACCATCACTGTTTCTGTAAACAACAACCGGGCGCGTGCTCTCATAAAACCCCGGGATCAAACTGGCTGGGATTTTCACAACACCTCCTGACGTAAAGGAAATGAAATGCATTATCGCTTCTCTCGGACTATAACCATGAAAAGAGACGCATTTCACTCAGTAAATCTGAGGATTTTATGCGCAAGAACAATGACTTTTTCTGTCTGCCGTTTATACAATCTGAATTACGTCTATTTTTTGAACACCGATAAATCAGCAAGCATTCTCAAATAAAGATTGCCTCCATAGTCCACATGGTGTAACACTATGTGTTATATAAAATGCAGAGGCAGGTATGCGAATTTTCAAAAACGCCTGGTTTGAACGTTTCGCCCGAAAACATCGGATTTCCGATAAATCGCTGCGCAAAATCGTGGAGCAGGCCGATAAGGGGATCATATCCGCAAATTTGGGTAGTGGTGTCATTAAACAAAGATTAGCCCGAAGTGGTGGCGGAAAATCAGGCGGTTACCGGACAATAATTTTTTACCGCGTTGCAGAAAAAGCCTTTTTCATCTACGCATACGCAAAGAATGAACGAGAGAATATCACTGCTATAGAGGAAAATGCTTTTCGAAAAGCCGCTCCCCATGTCCTCAATCTTACTGATGAACAGCTGGCACAATTGATTCAACAAGGCCAGTTCACGGAGGTACCCAATGAGTAAAAATTACCGCAGTGATGCACTTGCATCTGTACATGAAATGATGGAGTCACTCCATGATATCGGTGCAATCACAAAACAAACTATGCGCGAATTCGATGAAACTTGTCTTCAGCCTGCGCCGGTAATGTCTCCGGAAAGGATCCGTGCACTGCGAGAACGAGAGCATCTGTCTCAACCTGTTTTTGCCAGATACCTCAACGTCAGTAAAAACCTGATATCAGACTGGGAACGAGGAGTGAAACGCCCGGGAGGTGCAGCTCTTCGGCTTCTTTCAGTTGTCGAGAAAAACGGGATCCAGGTAATATCCTGATATTCTAATACAACAAAACCCGCCGAAGCAGGTTAAGTGCGGGTGCGTTGAGGATGCCTGACACATCAGAGGTGGCGAGGGATTTCTCCCTCGCCAGGTCTCTTACTCCTCAGGTTCGTAAGCTGTGAAGACAGCGACCTCCGTCTGGCCGGTTCGGATTCGTACCTCGCAGAGGTCTTTCCTCGTTACCAGTGCCGTCACTATGACGGTTAAACAGATGACGATCAGGGCGATTAACATCGCCTTTTGCTGCTTCATAGCCTGCTTCTCCTTGCCTTTCGGCACGTAAGAGGCTAACCTACATGTGCAAAGCATGAAATTGGCCTCAGATTAATGTTAAGCGTCCTGCAAGACGCGTAATGTTAACTGGGGCTTTTCTCTGTCTGCCTTACGGCGGCATGCCCGAGGCAGACAGCCTCAAGCACCCGCAGCAATTCTACTTAACTCTTCTTTCCCCGCAAATCATTTTATCCCCGATGGTAATGTTCTCCCGATATGGGAATTCCCATATCAAGGTTAACTCAATCGGTTAAAGCTCCATTAATTTTCCGGCCAGTTCATCTCGTGGCATTACCAGCCATCCGCGCGATTTAAGCAAAGCCAGGGCTTCTTCAACCGTCACCTGCTGGCCAGGCGCATAACTTCGGATGAAGGCGGTTTTATCGTCACGGATCGCCAGGTGAAAATCGATATTCATTTTTCCCATAGCCCGCTCTTTCTCGTACTGGTTGAAGTAACTGTCTTCGAGTTTTTCGAATACTTCCCACGCCTGATCGGTTTCGAGCATTTTTGCATGACGGGCTGCTCCGCGTTCTGTCCAGAGGATGAGGGAACGAACGTTACGGGCGATTTTCACAGACCCACTTAAAGATGGTCTGTGCTTCAATTCACGTAACTCTTCACCTTCGATCTTAAAAAAGTGTTTTCCAATCTGAAAGCGCCCTACATTCCTTGCAAAGTTGTTTTGAATATTCTTAACGTCTGCACCATAAAGATGCGCCAACAACTCAGTGGTAATTACAGGGATTTGGTTGTAAGTAATAGCAACAAGAGTTTCAACAGAGATTTGAGTAGTCATAACGACACCCTAGGGTGGTTTCTAAACTATCACCACCGTCAGGTCTCAATCGTCGGGTGGTGAGACGTACAGGGTTGAGACTACCGGGAAACCAACCGGCGAGCTTTTCAGCTCCCCTATACGCCCCACCATAATTCAGATGTGCGCGTGCATACGACAATAAAAAACACGCTCGCGGCGTGTGTCTGTCGCGGTTTCTATCCGGGGTCTCAATCCCGACGGTCAACTCGACCGTGAGGTGAATATAGCCCCGGATTAGTAATTACGTCACCCCCAGCGGCAAATCGAATACACCACCAGCGCTACCGCCATTGCAACTCCTACCGTTACGAATGCCTCAGGCCAGGTCATCGTAAACTATCCTCAGCGCCAATCAGTCCGTTTCGCTTCAGGCAGTCCATCGCTTTATACGGTAATTTGGCTGACAGGCGAAAATCCCCCCGCAGCATCAGGCTTATTCCCTTATCCCGGGCTTTCGCTCTGACCGCTGCCTCGCTACGACCAATCAGACTGCCGATACTTTCGACTGTCATCGTTCCCGCACACTACCGGAGTATCAGGATTTCAGCCCGGCACCACGTCTTCCAGCCACTCACTGCTGCTCTCTGGTGGCGGTAATATCCCGGAGAATATCCCTGTGTTTGTTCAGTTCCCGCAGAGCGGCACAGACTCGCCCCCACTTCTGCACATCACTTTTCGCCCGGCGCAGCTCTCGGTTAGCCACATGCAGCGATGGTAGAATCAGGTCATCTGCTTTCGTTTCGGTGACCGATGGCTGTAACTTCACAATGTCTTCCACGATTTCTGTTTTCATTTCTTCCTGTGTTTCCGCTTCCCGGACTGGTAACGCAACACCTGCTGGCTGAGGAAAGGCTTTACCATCATTTTCCGTTACCAGCGCGGCTTTCGGCTCTGCTGGTAAATTATCGCCCGGCATGCAGTAACGAAATCTACCGTTCTGATTAACGCGTGCCAGCCGCCCCGTTGCGGTTACCACCGCCAGCGTGGAAGCAACCTTGCGAGTACTGACACCGAACTTACCCGCTATTTCTTCACAGGTTTTAGCCCCCTCCTGAGCGATAAACTCAATCATCATGTCAGCGCTAACTTTTGGAGCGACCTCTTCGGTTACCACATCCGGCGCTTCAGGTTGTAGTGCCTGCCCTTCGGTTACCCCGGATTCACCTTCACCAGCCAGAAACCAGGTGTGACCCGTTTTATCAACAACGCCATTTTTTTTGAGTTCCCACAGTTCGTTGAGAACTTCTTCACGGCTGATATCAAGCCGCGCCGCCAGTTCAACAGAATTGGCTTTACCCATCGCTTTCAGTGCATGCAATACGGTTCCCATTAAAATTTCCTCCGGATAAAAATTACTTCTCAAATCAGACAAAACCAGCCGCTTTCCGGCGTTCATACTCCTGTTTCAGCAACTCAATTGGCGTTGGTCCCAACGGGCGTTTTGGTGCCGCCAGTTGTCGCCGTACTGGCGGAACGCTCAGGCCGTTACTAACATGCTTTGCCCATTTCGTCAGCTGCCGTTCTGCAAGCCGTTTTAATTCCCCTTCGGTCATCTGGCGTTCAATCCCCTTTGAACGCATCTCGAGGCAAATGTGATACAGCACAGGCTGAGGCCACGGATATTTGTCGCTTCCGTTATATCGCCAGGACTCATTACGCCAGCGGCGATACTCCTCCATCACAGCATCCACCGTCAGGCCAAATGGATTGGCCCCGCTTTCCGAAATCAGCGCCACAAACTCAGCCAGGTCCGGAGGCCATGTTTCACCCACCCGGCAGCGGTCCATGCACTGGCGGCAGACCTGCCGGATTTGCTGCTCAGTCATCGCGCCAATCTGTGCAATCCAGAGCTTCGAAGG